GCCGCTATCACGCGAGGAGATTTTGAGGATGGTTGAGAGGATTGCTGGGTAGTAGATAAATTTCAGGCAACAAAAAAACCATTTATGTAAACGGGTTAATGAAAACAATAAGTTAGAGTAAAAACAATAAGTTGGGGTGGTGGTCAGTGGTGGTTATTACGGGGTAATGCCAACCGCTGCCGCCACTTTGTCGCCACTTGGCAGCGTTGCCAGAGGATTGAAACGGAGCGCCGTTTCCAGATGTGCGTAACGCATAGTCATTTTTATATCGTGGTGTCCGAGAATTTTTTGTAAGGCCAGAATGTTTCCACCCGACATCATGAAGTGCGCCGCAAACGTATGGCGCAGAACGTGTGTGAGTTGACCGCGAGGGAGCACGATAGACGTTTTTTCCATCACGGATAAAAATTGAAAATAGCAGTCTGTGAAGAAATTGAACCCATCAAGCGCCATGATCTCTTCGTAAAGCTCTTTACTGATAGGGATGCTTCTGTTTTTCTTCCCCTTCGTTCTTACAAAGGTAATTCGGTATTTGGTCACCTGTGAGCGGGTAAGATTTACGGCTTCACGCCAGCGTGCGCCTGTGCTTAAGCATATCTTAACTACCAGTGCCAGTATTGGGTCCTGACGTTTGCAATCAGCCAGCAATTCAACAATCTGCTCATGGGTAAGCCATGCCATCTCTTTTTCTGCGATGGTGAATTTTCGCATGTTCTCCAGTGGGTTCGGATACGACCATTCGCCCAGGCGGGATAGTTCGCTAAAAACACTACTTAGATAGCTTTGCTCCAGGTTAACGGTGACCGGGCTTGCTCCTTTTTTCCATTTCTCGCTGAAGTAGATCTCACCTGTCAGGCGTTTATCTCGATAGTGGGCAAACATTTTAGAGGTGAGATCGGTTGCAAGGGGATTGCCCAGAGCGTCAACCATCAGCAGTAATTTGTCATAGACATGCTGCCCAGCAGTCAGAGATTTACCATGTAGTTTGAACCATAGTTCAACCAAGTCTTTCAGTGTTCGACGATCCACTGATTCACCCAGCCAGGGCTTTGCTTCGGTTTCTTCCATCGTGTGACGCTCAAAAGCCAGAGCTTCGCCTTTGGTGGCGAATTGTTTACGCACACGACGCCCACTACGTCCGGCGGGGTAACATTCGCAAAGCCATTTTCCTGTGGTGAGTTTTCGTACTGCCATAAAAAATGCCCTCCAGTGGAGAGCATTTTTACTGTATGTATAACCAGTGTCAATGTATGAAATCCTGTGACGATACATCTCACTGAAGCCATAATGAAGTTGGCTATTCTTTTTGCTATGTGAGTATGTAAATTTTGCGGCTAACCTGCGGCTCATTTTTATTTTAGGCGCAGATATAAAAGCAAAAGTTATCGTGAGTTTTTAGTACAGATTTTTTTGGATTTACTAATAGTTCCATCATTGCAAACGAATTTGCCATCTGAGGTACAGTGAGAAACACCTCCCTTTTTCCCTGAGCAGGGATAATTTCTAGCATAGGTAGTTAGTGGGTTTAATAACAAAGAACATGACAAAACCACAAAAAATACCTTACCAAGCATAGTTTCCTCCCGGTACTATTTAACATACTTGACTGTTAAACTTATAATTTTACCAATTATTTCAATGTCTTCTATCTTGCATTCGAAGGCTCTGTTTCCACCCTCGACGAAGATTCTTCCACCGGGTAAACGAGTAATGTCACGGATCGTTATTTCGCCATCAATACTTATTATCCATTTACCATCACGTATATCATCAAATTCTTTATCACAAATAAATTCAGAATTGTTATCTGTGATGACAAAAGGTTTTTTAAACGTAGAGGGTAGAAATCCCTTATCAAAAATATAAAAACCGTCTTTCTGCAATGCTCCATCAGACAATAAATATTTTTCTACTTCTATAGTATTTGTATTTGCTGATGCTTGCTTTGAACCATGCCCTGTTGTTAGCCAATTAAGCGAGGTGCCCGTTTCAAGGGCGCACTGGATTACCCAATCTGCTGGAAAAATATCACGCATATAGCGCGTTGCCATGGTGCTCTTAGAAACACCTAAATGATCACAGAGAGCCTGACGGGTACCGAACCCATATGCTTCAACTAAACGTTCTATGGCTTTCTTACCGCCGCTATTGAAATCCACAAGTCCTCCAAAGAAATCCAAAATTCGTTGACAGATTCCAAAAGCGATCTTAAGGTTGAACCAGAAGTGTTCTTTTGGAGCCTTCACTACTAATCACGACAAACAACGGCTCGCCACAAGCCATATCTAGAAGGAATGTTGCCTTATGACACCTAACATTTCAATTACTCTGAATACACCACATGTCACAATCGAACGTTATAGCGAACTGACTGGCCTTTCTATTGATACGATTAACGACATGTTGGCTGATGGCCGACTACCTCGTCATCGTCTTCGTAAAGACAAAAAACGTGAAAAGGTAATGATTAACCTGGCTGCTCTGACTGTTGATGCTTTGTCTGCTTAATAGATGTCTATTTTCGCAATAAGACGCTGAGTTCGATTTTGCGATAAGTTCGGAGTTGAAAACCATGTTTGATTACCAAGTTTCCAAACATCCACATTTTGATGAAGCCTGTCGTGCATTCGCACTGCGCCACAATCTGGTGCAACTGGCAGAACGTGCTGGCATGAATGTGCAGATTCTGCGGAACAAGCTGAACCCATCTCAACCTCATTTATTAACCGCACCAGAAATCTGGCTGCTTACCGATCTGACAGAAGATTCAACGCTGGTAGATGGTTTTCTGGCACAGATTCACTGCCTGCCATGTGTACCGATTAATGAGGTTGCAAAAGAGAAACTGCCGCATTACGTCATGAGCGCAACTGCAGAGATCGGACGTGTTGCAGCAGGTGCGGTATCTGGTGATGTAAAAACTAGTGCCGGTCGTCGTGATACTATCAGCAGCATTAACTCTGTAACACGACTGATGGCGCTGGCTGCTGTTTCATTGCAGGCCCGTTTACAGGCTAATCCTGCGATGGCGAGTGCAGTTGATACCGTGACTGGCCTCGGTGCTTCATTCGGTTTGCTGTGAGGTGCTTATGCTGACGAAAGAACCATCATTTGCATCGCTGCTGGTAAATCAAAGCCCGGCAATGCACTACGGTCACGGCTGGATCATGGGTGAGGATGGTAAACGCTGGCATCCGTGCCGTTCACAAGATGAATTGCTGGCAGAACTATCTACGAAAAAACGGGGGAACAAATGGCTATTGAAGGCGCTGCGGCTACTGTTCCATTAAGCCCCGGTGAACGCCTGAATGGACTTAATCACATTGCGGAGTTAAGGGCGAAAGTTTTTGGCCTGAATATTGAGTCAGAGCTTGAGCGGTTTATTAAAGATATGCGTGATCCACGGGATATCAATAGCGAACAAAATAAACGGGCACTGGCTGCCATATTCTTTATGGCAAAAATTCCAGCTGAACGTCATAGCATCAGCATTAATGAGCTGACCACTGACGAAAAGCGGGAGTTGATTAAAGCAATGAATCATTTTCGTGCAGTGGTGAGCTTATTTCCCAGACGGCTAACCATGCCGAATTAACCAGCTAATGAAATTAATGGCGTAAACCCGCCGGGCATCCCTTTATCTAAATTCAGGAGAATTGATTATGCGTAATATTGAAACCCTCACGACTAAAACCGGACCGGATGACGCAGGGCTTAATATTTTACTGACAGAGGCTCGTCTGGAAGAACGCCGGGCAAGGGCTGAAGCAATGGCTGCCCGCCTTGATAGTCTTGCGTGTCATATCACATCCCGCCAGCTAAACCACGTCGAAGCGGCAGAACTGCTGCGTGTGACCGCTGAAGCAATCCAGAACGAAGCGCAGGAGATCCACTAATGGCTGATGCAATGGATCTCGTACAGCAGCGCGTTGAAGAAGAACGCCAGCGCCATATCCGTGCTGCCCGTGCCAAAACACCGGGCGTGTCTCGCGTGCTTTGCATTGAATGTGAAGCGCCAATTCCGCCAGCACGCCGCCGCGCCATTCCAGGAGTGCAGCTTTGCATTACCTGTCAGGAAATCGCAGAGCTGAAAGGCAAACATTACAACGGAGGTGCTGTATGACAGGGGCTGTGCGTATCCATCAATTAAAAATTGCACCTAAGTATTTCAACGCTGTGGTTGCAGGTCAAAAGACGGCTGAACTTCGTAAAGACGATCGTGGCTATAAAGTTGGTGATGTTCTTTCTCTTTGCGAATGGAAGCATGGCGTATTTACGGGTAGGGAATGGGCCGCGGTTATCTCTCATGTGCTTCCGGTTAATGACGTCATGGCAGTTACAGAACAATGGGTGATGCTATCAATTCGCTCATTAACCCCATTAGAAGCTTTAGGATATGTTATTGCAGGAGGTGCTGTATGAGCACCATCCTGAAATGGGCGGGTAATAAAACCACCATTATGTCCGAACTGAAAAAATACCTTCCTGCTGGCACGCGACTGGTTGAACCTTTCGCGGGTTCTTGTGCTGTGATGATGGAGACGGATTACCCCAGCTATCTGGTTGCGGATATTAATCCTGATTTAATCAACCTCTATAAAAAGGTTGCTGCTGATTGTGAGGCGTTTATATCTCGTGCCAGAGCTTTATTTGAGGAAGCAAACAGAGAGGTGGCTTATTACAACATAAGGCAGGAGTTTAATTACTCCACTGAAATTACTGATTTCATGAAAGCGGTATATTTTCTGTATCTCAATCGTCATGGTTACCGTGGGCTATGTCGCTATAACAAGAGCGGGTATTTCAACATTCCCTACGGTAATTATAAAAATCCGTATTTCCCTGAAAAAGAAATTCGCGCATTTGCAGAGAAAGCCCAGCGGGCAACGTTTATCTGCGCCAGCTTTGATGAAACGCTGGCGATGTTGAAGGCGGGGGATGTGGTGTATTGCGATCCGCTTTATGACGGTACGTTTTCCGGCTATCACACTGATGGCTTCACTGAAGATGACCAGTATCACCTGGCATCCGTTCTTGAACATCGATCATCTGAAGGTCATCCGGTCATTGTTTCTAACAGTGACACATCCCTGATCCGTTCGCTGTATCGCAATTTTACTCACCACTACATCAAGGCAAAACGCAGCATCGGCGTGGCAGCTGGTGAGAGTAAATCTGCAACAGAAATCATCGCTGTTTCCGGGCCGCGCTGCTGGGTAGGATTTGATCCTTCGCGTGGCGTGGATTGTTCCGTCGTGTACGGAGTGCGTGCATGAGCCATGCTGATATGAACAACTGCAGCGGCTTTAACGAGGTCGCCGCAGCATTCTCATGGAACAGCCCGAAAAAGGCCATTAACCCTTATCTGGACCCGGCGGAAGTTGCGCCGGTTTCTGCGCTTTCAAACCTGATCACTCTGTACGCTGCCGATAACGAGCAGGAACAACTGCGCCGCGAGGCACTGAGTGATCAGGTCTGGGAGCGTTATTTCTTTAATGAATCCCGTGATCCTGTCCAACGCGAAATGGAGCAGGATAAGCTAATTAGCCGGGCAAAGCTGGCGCATGAGCAGCAGCGTTTTAATCCAGACATGGCCATTCTGGCGGACGTCAACGCCCAGCCTTCCCATATCAGCAAGCCGCTGATGCAACGTATTAAATACTTCAGCAGCCTGGGCAGGCCAAAGGCTTATTCCCGCTATTTGCGTGAGACGATTAAGCCATGCTTGGAACGACTGGAGCATGTACGCGACAGTCAGCTATCCACTTCTTTTCGCTTTATGGCAAGCCATGAAGGGCTGGACGGCCTGCTGATCCTGCCTGAAATGAGTCAGGATCAGGTGAAACGCCTGTCCACCTTGGTAGCTGCGCATATGAGCATGTGCCTTGATACAGCTTGTGGCGATTTGTATGCCACCGATGATGTTACGCCAGAAGAAATCCGCAAGACATGGGAAAAGGTGGCAGCGGAAACCCTGCGTCTGGATGTTATCCCGCCTGCGTTTGAGCAACTTTGTCGGAAAAGAAACCGCCGTAAACCCGTGCCTTATGAACTCATTCCGGGTTCGCTGGCGCGTATGTTATGCGCCGACTGGTGGTATCGGAAATTATGGAAGATGCGTTGCGAATGGAGGGAAGAGCAGTTGCGTGCTGTTTGCCTGGTCAGCAAAAAAGCATCTCCCTATGTCAGCTATGAAGCCGTGATGCATAAACGTGAGCAGCGCCGTAAGTCGCTGGAGTTTTTCCGTTCTCATGAACTGGTGAACGAAGACGGCGACACGCTGGATATGGAAGACGTGGTAAACGCCAGCAGCAGCAACCCTGCGCATCGCCGCAATGAGATGATGGCCTGTGTTAAAGGTCTGGAGCTTATCGCGGAAATGCGTGGTGACTGCGCCGTTTTCTACACCATCACCTGTCCGTCACGTTTCCATTCCACGCTAAATAACGGCAGGCCCAACCCGACCTGGACAAATGCGACGGTAAGACAAAGCAGTGATTATCTGGTCGGTATGTTTGCTGCATTTCGTAAGGCGATGCACAAAGCCGGATTACGCTGGTATGGCGTGCGGGTGGCTGAGCCGCATCATGACGGTACAGTTCACTGGCACCTGTTGTGTTTTATGCGCAAAAAAGATCGCCGCGCCATTACTGCTTTGTTGCGTAAGTTTGCCATTCGTGAAGACCGCGAGGAGCTGGGTAATAACACGGAACCACGCTTTAAGTCTGAGCTGATAAACCCGCGCAAAGGTACGCCAACAAGCTACATCGCGAAATACATCAGTAAGAACATTGACGGGCGTGGTCTGGCTGGCGAGATCAGCAAGGAAACGGGTAAATCCCTGCGTGATAACGCCGAATACGTTAATGCCTGGGCGTCTTTGCATCGTGTTCAGCAATTCCGCTTCTTTGGCATTCCGGGGCGTCAGGCTTACCGTGAACTGCGATTGCTGGCTGGTCAGGCGGCAAGGCAACAGGGGGACAAAAAAGCAGGTGCGCCGGTACTGGATAACCCGCGCCTTGATGCCATCCTGGCTGCCGCTGATGCTGGCTGTTTTGCCACCTACATCATGAAGCAGGGCGGCGTACTGGTTCCCCGCAAATATCACCTCATCAGAACCGCTTATGAAATCAACGAAGAGCCGACCGCCTATGGCGATCACGGTATTCGTATTTATGGCATCTGGTCACCCATTGCAGAGGGCAAGATCTGCACTCATGCGGTGAAGTGGAAAATGGTTCGTAAGGCCGTTGACATTCAGGAGGCGGCAGCCGACCAGGGCGCTTGCGCCCCTTGGACTCGTGGCAATAACTGTCCCCTTGCTGAAAATTTGAACCAGCAGGAGAAAGATAAATCAGCTGATGGGGACACCAGAACGGACATTACCTGCATGGATGACAAGGAGTTGCACGATTATCTGCACAGTATGAGCAAAAAAGATCGCCGGGAACTGGCAGCAAGGTTACGCCTGGTGAAACCGAAACGGCGTAAAGACTACAAACAGCGAATTACAGACCATCAGCGACAGCAGCTTGTCTATGAACTGAAGTCCAGAGGATTTGATGGCAGCGAGAAAGAGGTCGAGTTGCTCCTTCGCGGTGGCAGTATTCCGTCAGGAGCAGGCCTGCGTATCTTCTATCGGAACCAGCGTCTGCAGGAGGATGATAAATGGCGGAACATGTATTAATTACGCTGATTAACAATTCGTGCTCTTAATAATACCAGGCATATCAGGCTGATGAACGTAAAAAAACGTTTTACATCAGTAAGATTATTATATACTGCAAATATAAACAGTGGTTATGTATACAGTATTGCTTGTGGTGTCATAGGAGGAAAAATGCAGGACTATTTTTTGGAGTCTTTAAAGCTCCAGCGCATTGATTTTTTTCTTAAGCTTGTAGCGGCTAGTGAGTGTAGTGATGAAGAGAAGGGGCTGGCTTTGCAGTGGGTTTCTGAACTAACAGATGAACTCATGGCAAAAATCAGAACCCACGAATACAACCGCTCAATGGATGTCATCAGTTGAGGTGACTTTTATGCGCATTGAAATAATGATCGATAAAGAGCAGAAGATTAGCCAGTCTATCCTGGACGCCCTTGAATCCGAGCTTTACCGCAATCTGCGCCCCCTGTATCCAAAAACGGTAATTCGTATCCGCAAAGGTAGCTCTAACGGTGTGGAACTGACCGGACTGCAACTGGACGAAGAAAGAAAACAAGTGATGAAAATTATGCAGAAGGTGTGGGAAGACGACAGCTGGCTGCATTAGAGAACGTTGCGGATGATAAAACTAGCTTTTACCATCTGCAAGGCTGAACAACGATTGTAGCGAGGTGTTAGGTGGTTCAAAAGTAAAGCGGTTATTTTGCCCGTAAAAGTGAACCACCTGTATCTTGATCAGTTTTCTTTGAATTTTTCACTTAATCGTTTCGTCAATACTTCGACAGATTCTTTGCGACCGGAGAACAAGTCATTGACGACGTACTCCATAATCTCAAAAGCATCCTCAATGTCTTTGACTTTTACTTCATCGTAGGTATGGCTTCCGGCATTTCCTAAAAATTTAATTGCCATAAGAGGTCTTGAAAACGATCCGTATAATTCAGGTAGCATCCCTAAACGGTGGTGTAGAGTTATGCGTTTGCCATTATCATTACGTTCAGCTACATCCATAGCGGTTAGCATTCTTTCAACTGAAATTCGAATTAGGTTTGCTGCTGCGCCAGGCTGTATTAGGAAAATGGAAAATGAGGCTTCAAGCGGTTCGGTAATTTCTTCTGGGCATTTTTCAGGTATTTCGAAAGGATGCAGTGATGGGTAAAAGGTGAAAGGTCTGTGCCATTGATAGTACTCAATATCATTTCTTTCTTCATCCCAACCTTGTTCCCATCCACTCTTACCAGTACAGGCCACAACTTCACCACATTGCATTCTTGAACAGCGGGCCATGCAACTGAAAATAGATGAATCCATTTCTAGTTCAAACCAATCTTCACTGCGGAATTTTCGGGTATCATGTGTGTCATACGAGACGAAACTTTCTTTAATGATCTGTAGGGTTTTCTGATTGCAGTTAGGGCAGGGCCACTCAACCTGCATATCGTGGAAAAACGCACCAGAGAGCTTGTGCACAGTCATTCTTTGTGTTCCTCATTTTTATGATTGGTAGGGATTGTATCTTCATACACGATTACAGTTGCATTAAAGATAAGCCATAGCAAGCTACTGGAAAAGAGACGAAACAGCTGGGCATATCAGATGTTTTTTCTTAAGGTAAGTTGTTGTGCATGCCTATACTGCATGAGATTGCATGATCGTTTGAGGATCGTTATTGCTAAGGCCCACCAGAACTGGCGGGCTTTTGCGTAGAGCATGCAGGTGCATGAAAACAACTACATAAAGCGGGCAGGCGTGGCGGGGATACGATTGCGCGCAGAAGATTATTATTGGTACACTGTCGGTGACTCTCTACGCAGATCTTACACATTAATTTCTAATGGGGCATGCTATGATCTTTCTAAGTCATAATCACCGTGACAAAAGGTTTGTAAGTGTTATAGCGGAAAAACTAGCAGATGTTTATGGGCGTGATAACGTATTCTACGATTCTTGGTCTATCCAACCCGGAGAGGGTATTATTGACAAGATGAATTTAGGAATGGAGAATGTATCGTTCTTTTTCTTTTTTGTCACAGAAAATAGCTTGGCAAGTAACATGGTAAAAATGGAATGGCAAAATGCTTTAATTAAGGCATCGTCCGGGAAGTGTAAATTTATACCAATACGTTGCCAGAATATATCCTTGCCTGCTCTGCTTACTCAAACGCTATATATTGATCTTTATTCGTATGGGATCGATGTGGCAATAAGACAAATTATAGATGTCATTAATCAACAAAATACGTATATTCCTAATCCTGAGAAGTATTCAAACCTCTCCTATGATATTAAGGATGATGATGGGGGTAAGATAGTGAAATTATCAGCAATGGATTTTTTAGAACCAATTGCTGATTTTATGATGATTATGGATAATACAATTAAGCATGATGATGTTGTTGTTATGGTCAATGGAGAAAGCTCATTCACTCAGGGGTTTATTGAAAATGCATCTTTAGAAAATGGTATGAAAGTAAGTGGTGCCACTGTTGGCCTAAATCGGGGGTTAACACCAACGATGCCAATGTATGTTTCTCTTAGGTTAAAGGATGGTTCACCTTTGAATATATTTGCGGTGCTACATCGAGTAAGTACCGAGCGTTATGCTCCTATACCACATAAAGCCGATGATGCCTTTAGAGTAAAATAAAAAGCAATATGGTGGCTATATAATTAAGGCCACCAATTTATATCTCATAAACAATAGGATGAAAATGCAATAACTTTCTCACCCAGCCAATGGTTTAACTCCTCCATGCGTTTCTGTAATGGCAAAAGTTCATTGCGCACAAACACATTTGCGGCCTTCTCCACATCCCCAAACCCTCCAACATTATTAGGCATAATCCCCATCATTTGCGGCGGCACGCGGTGCGCAGCCATCATGTCATCACGGCTCACGTTCTTGATATTCAAAAACTCATCCTTCGCCGCCACCTCTGACAACGGGATAATCTGAAGCCCGTCCTTTTTGCCGTTAGGCGAGTACATAAACAGGTTGCGGAAGTTACCCGGACCTTTGGCACTTTTCATTGCATTGCGGAGGTTGTTCACGTCCTCCTGGTTCTGCGCAGCATCGGTCATGTACATGATGAAGCCTGCATGACTACCGTTAATGTAATACTTGCGGCGGAACAGCGTGGCGGACTCATTGAGCAGGGCGGACGGAATGGCAGAAAGATAGCCGGGCAGGCCGTAGATTTCCTGGTTAATGTCCGGTTCCATCAGATGAAAAATGCTGCCTTTCGTGAACTGATACGGCTGGGTTGTCATACCGTATTGCACAAACCAGTAGGTATCCAGGTCTAACCCGCGTCGGGTGTATTTTGCCAGAGCAGGCTCAAGGGCGATAACTTCACCGAAGCGGTTCGTGCGTTTCTCCAGGTAGGCGTTACCAAATACCAGATAGTCCTGCACAAAACGTGAAAAAGCCTGCTGGCTGAGCAGCGGGTGAGGGATGTAGGTACTGGTCAGAATGTTGCATTTCACCGCAATTGGTGAACTGTGATGCACGGCGGCGCGGAAGGTGCGCGCCAGTCCGTCAAAGCTTACTGGCGGCTCATACCAGCGATCTGTCTGTACGCATTCCACATAGTCCAGTAGTTCGCGGCGATCCAGAACAGGAACGGGATCACCGAAGCTGAATGCTTCGGCTGTAGTTTGACTTTTATGCCGGATCTGGTTTGTCGACGCAGCGCGGTTCTTCTTACTCTTTCCCATCAAAAAATCTCCACAATATTACTGGTATTGGCGGACTCGCCCTGCAGTGGTTCGTTAAACAGTGCGTGCATTGTTGCCCAGGCCAGATCGGCGTGGCTGGCTTCTTCGCTGCGGCTGGCTTCATAGGTCGGGCGGTTGCCGCTGGCAGTGGTGGCGCGACGGATTGCCATAAAGGACTGCGCTATGTCGGTGTGCCCGGCGTCAAACTCCAGGCGGCGGTGGCTAATAATGTCGTAGGCCTTGAGTACCAGGGCGTTTTTAACGTTGGGGTTGTAGACAAACTCCCGGACGGCAGGAAAAAACGCTTTCACGTTCTCGTAAACCCCGTGACCGACGCCGGTTGAGTCGATACCGATGTATGTCACGTTGTACTGTTCAGTCAGTTTTTTGATGGCGTCAGCCTGGGCGCGGAAGTCCATCCCGCGCCACTGGTGACGCTCAAGAATGCGGAACTTACCGCCCGGCACGGCTGGCGGTGCCACCACCACGCACCCGGCGCTGTCGCCGTTTTGCGTACCTTTTGCCGGGTCATAACCGATCCACACTTCGCGCCAGCCAAACGGGCGCAGGGCCAGTGCATGAAAGTCGGTCCAGACTTCCCAACTGTCCACCATGCACGCCTGCAGCTCGCTGAGCGGGAACACGGACGCGAAATCGTCCACAAACTCGCACATCAGCAGGTTCTGGTATTCGTCCGGGCTGTACTCCATGCGCAACTGATCGAGGTCGAAAAGGTTACATCCGCCGCGCACTGCATCTTCCACGGTGACTATCTGGCGGTATTGCCCGTCTGCGCACAGCAGGCCGGGGGCCAGATTGCTGTGGGACAGGTCGATGTCCACCTTATCGGCTTTATTGCGCCCACGGTTGAACAGCGCACCGGACCAGAACGGATAAGCACTGTGTGTCAGGCTGGATGGCGTGGAAAAATAGGTTTGTCGCCATTTTTTGTGAATAGCCATACCGGAAGCCACTTTGCGCAGCTCCTGGAATTTCGGTATCCAGAAATATTCATCCAGATACAGGTTGCCGTGGTAACTCTGGGCCGTGCGGGCATTGGTGCCGAGGAAGTAAAGCGTGGCTCCGTTAGGAAGCACCATCGGATCGCCTTTCAGCTCCACCTCGACTTCTTTGGCGAAGTCTATGATGTACTGCTTAAAGACGTGAGCCTGTGCCTTGCTGGCGGAAAGAAAAATCTGGTTACGTCCGGTAAGCAGAGCGTCAATCAGGGCTTCACGGGCAAAGTAAAAGGTCGCGCCGATCTGGCGTGACTTCAGCAGGTTGCGGATGCGGTTGGTTTTTCCGGCTTCCCACCAGTGGCGCTGGTAGTTGAACATGGAGGAATGGAAGATTTCTTCCAGCTTCTCAATCTGCTCATCGGTGAAAACATTCTTTTCCGGCTGACGGCGCGGGCCTTTGTTGCGGTTGGCGACGTTAGGGTTTAAGTCGGCTTCGTTGCCGCCATTGTTAAACTTGCCGATCCGCGCGTGGCGTTCCGACTGGCGCGCCAGCAGGTCAATCTCTTTGAAATCTTTCCCTTCTTTGTGCTCCTTCATAATGAGCTGGCAGTAGCGTGCGGCGGTGGTGAGCTGCATCTGATCCAGCGGCCCATAGTCACCCCACTTGTCGCGTTTTTTCCAGCTGTGAACGGTTGCAACTTTCTCGCCCAGCATTTCAGCAATGCGGGCTACGCGGTATCCCTGAAAGTACAGCAGCATGGCCTGCCGACGGGGATCGAGATCTGCGGGTGTCAGTGTGGTGTTCATGGCACAAACCTACAGCCTTGAATGAAGGCTTTCCCCGCCTGCGGTTTGTGTGGTTGTCGGTACAAATACCGCGCATTGTTTCACTGCCCCCATCACCGCAACCATAAGGCTCCTGTAAGTTTTTTCTAACGGAGCACGGCTCATGACAGTGAAAGCAAAGCGTTTTCGCATCGGGGTGGAAGGTGCCACCACCGACGGACGCGAAATCCAGCGTGAATGGCTGGAACAGATGGCAGCCAGCTACAACCCGGCGGTGTATACCGCGCTGATTAACCTTGAGCACATCAAGTCTTATCTGCCGGACAGCACCTTTAACCGCTACGGCAAGGTGACGGCGCTGTTTGCTGAAGAAATCACGGAAGGTCCGCTGGCAGGCAAGATGGCGCTGTATGCCGACGTTGAGCCAACGGAATCTCTGGTGGAGCTGGTGAAAAAAGGCCAGAAATTATTCACCTCTATGGAAGTCAGCCCGAAGTTTGCTGATACGGGCAAAGCCTATCTGGTCGGCCTGGCTGCCACTGATGATCCCGCCAGTCTGGGTACGGAAATGCTGACATTCAGCGCCAGTGCAGCCCATAACCCGCTGGCAAACCGCAAGCAGAATCCCGCCAATCTTTTTACCGCTGCAGAGGAAACGGTGATCGAACTGGAAGAAATCCAGGATGACAAACCGTCCCTGTTTGCCCGTGTCACGGCGCTGTTCACCAAAAAAGAGCAGTCCGATGACGCCCGGTTCTCTGATGTGCATAAGGCCGTGGAGCTGGTCGCCACTGAGCAGCAGAACCTGAGCGCACGCACCGAAAAATCCCTGTCTGAGCAGGAAGAACGTCTGTCTGAGCTGGAGACTGCCCTGCAGGCACAGCAGACCGCCTTTAACGAACTGGTGAATAAGCTGAGTCATGAAGACAGCCGCCAGGACTACCGCCAGCGTGCAACAGGCGGTAACGCCCCCGCTGACACTCTGACCAATTGCTGATGGAGCACAAAACCTGATGAAGAAGAATACCCGCTTTGCTTTTAACGCTTACCTGCAGCAGCTGGCGTGTCTGAACGGTGTGGCAGTTGAAGAACTGTCCAGCAAGTTCACCGTGGAGCCGTCTGTGCAGCAGACGCTGGAAGACCAGATCCAGCAATCCGCCGCTTTCCTGACGCTGATTAACGTCACGCCAGTGACCGAGCAGTCTGGTCAGCTGCTGGGGCTGGGTGTTGGCAGCACCATTGCCGGAACCACTGACACCACCGCGAAAGAGCGTGAACCTGTCGATCCTACGCTGATGGTCGATGTGGAATACAAATGCGAGCAGACCAACTTTGACACGGTACTGACCTACGCGAAGCTGGACCTGTGGGCGAAGTTTCAGGATTTCCAGGTGCGTATCCGTGACGCCATCGTGAAACGTCAGGCACTGGACCGCATCATGATCGGCTTTAACGGCGTGAAGCGTGCGAAAACCTCCAACCGTAGCGAAAACCCGCTGCTGCAGGATGTGAATAAAGGCTGGCTGCAGAAAATCCGTGAGGATGCACCGGATCACGTCATGGGCAGCACCACCACGGGTGGTGAAACCACACCGGGTGCGGTGAAAGTCGGGAAAGGTGGCGAATATGCCAACCTGGACGCTGTGGTGATGGATGCGGTCAATGAGCTTATCGACGTGGTCTACCAGGACGATGACGATCTGGTGGTGATTTGCGGTCGTGAACTGCTGTCTGACAAGTATTTCCCGCTGGTCAACAAAGAGCAGGAAAACAGTGAAAAACTGGCAGCCGATATGATTATCAGTCAGAAACGCATGGGCGGTCTGCAGGCCGTGCGTGCGCCGTTCTTCCCGCCGAATGCGCTGCTGATCACCCGTCTGGATAACTTGTCCATCTACTGGCAGGAAGACACCCGCCGCCGTTCAGTTATCGACAACCCGAAACGTGACCGGATTGAAAACTTTGAATCCGTTAATGAAGCCTATGTGGTTGAGGACTACCGCTGCGCCGCACTGGTGGAAAACATCCAGATTGGTGATTTCAGCGCCGCCGCAGCCGAAACCGGAGCGTAATCCATGAGCCTGAGTCCCGCACGGCAGCATCGCCTGCGCGTTCAGGCTGAACAGGCCGCCCGCGAGGGCGGCAGTGTTCGCCACGCATCGGGCTATGACCTGATGCTGCTGCAACTGGCGGAAGACCGCCGCCGTCTCAAGGGCGTTCAGTCCACGGTCAAAAAAGCGGAAATCAAGGTGGAGCTGCTGCCGAAGTACGCCGCCTGGGCAGAGGGTGTCCTGGCTGCCGGAGGCGCTCAACAGGATGACGTGCTGATGTACGTGATGCTGTGGCGCATTGATGCCGGAGATTATGCCGGGGCGCTGGAGATCGGGCGTCACGCCCTGCGTCATGGCTGGGTGATGCCGTTGGGTAACCGCAACGTGCAGACCGTGCTGGCAGAGGAAATGGCAGACGCGGCGCAGAGCGCAATGCTTGCCGCCACCGGCTTTGATGCTGATCTGTTGCTGCAGACGCTGGAGCTGACAGACGGTCTGGATATGCCGGACCAGTCACGGGCACGTCTGCATAAAGCGATTGGCGCTGTCCTGAGTGAAAGCAATCCGGCTTCCGCCCTTAATCATCTCAACCATGCGTTACAGCTCGATCCCCGCTGTGGCGTGAAAAAAGACAAACAGCAGCTGGAGCGCAGACTGCGCAATGACAGCCGCTGACAGAACGTGCCCCCGCGCACGGGCGGCACGGGGTGGCGAAAGGCACTGCCACATCAAAACCCCGTCCACCGCCCTTTATTTCAGGAGAAAGCAGCATGAAGTTTGTTGCGCCAGAACAGGCACCGGAACAGGCGGAAATCATCAGAAATACGCCGTTCTGGCCTGATGTGGACCTGTCGGAGTTTCGCAGCGTGATGCGCACTGACGGCACGGTGACGCAGCCGCGTTTAAAGCAGGTTGCGCTGTCGGCAATTTCGGAGGTCAACGCAGAGCTGTATGAGTTTCGCAGACGCCAGCAGATGCTGGGGTATGCCTCGCTGGCAGAGGTTCCGGCGGAACAGCTGGACGGCAAAAGTGAGCGCATTCAGCACTATTTCAACGCGGTTTACTGCTGGGCACGCGCCATGCTCAACGAACGTTACCAGGACTATGACGCCACGGCATTGGGTGTGAAGCGGGGCGAGGAACTGGCGGAAGCAAGCGGTGATTTGTGGCGTGACGCCCGCTGGGCCATCAGCCGGGTGCAGGATGCGCCGCACTGCACAGTGGAGCTTATCTGATGAAAGTGCGTGCGCATCAGTATGACACGGTGGACGCGCTTTGCTGGCGTCATTACGGGCGCACGCAGGGTGTCACGGAGCAGGTACTGAAGGCAAATCCGGGGCTTGCCGAATACGGCCCCTTTTTACCTCACGGGCTGCAGGTGGAGCTGCCGGACATTCCGACCACCACCGTGCAGACCGTCCAGCTATGGGACTGAATTATGACGCTTGAGCGAATCAGCGCCTTTATCACGTATTGCATCGCCGTCGTGCTGGCCTGGCTGGGCGATTTGTCCATCAAGGATGCCTCAACGCTGGGCGGCCTGATGATCGGTGTGCTGATGCTGGCTATCAACTGGTACTACAAACACAAAGCCTACCAGCTTCTGCGCGACGGGCAGATCTCGCGGGAGGACTATGAATCCATCAATCGTTAAACGCTGCCTTGTCGGGGCCGTGCTGGCTATTGCTGCCACGCTGCCGGGTTTTCAGCAGCTTCACACCTCCGTGGAAGGGCTGAAACTGATTGCCGATTACGAAGGTTGTCGTCTGCAGCCGTATCAGTGCAGCGCGGGTGTCTGGACCGACGGCATTGGTAATACGTCGGGCGTCATTCCCGGCAAAACCATTACGGAGCGACAGGCAGCAGAAGGGCTGATCTCCAACGTGCTGCGTGTGGAGCGGGCGCTGGAAAGGTGTGTGAAGCAACAGCCGCCGCAGAAGGTATATGACGCTACGGTGTCGTTTGCCTTCAACGTGGGAACGGGCAATGCCTGCAGTTCCACGTTGGTGAAATTGCTCAACCAGCGGCGCTGGGCGGATGCGTGCCGACAGTTGCCGCGCTGGGTTTATGTAAAAGGTGTGTTTAATCAGGGGCTGGATAACCGCCGTGCGCGGGAGATGGCCTGGTGCCTTAAAGGAGCTGGACTATGACGCGTGCGCTGGCGGTAGTGGCGGCGCTGGCACTCGTTGCGCTGGGCTGGCAGTCGTGGCGGCTTAACAGCGCCAGCCACACCATCGAAACGCAGCGCGCGGCGCTGAACAGTAAAGCGCACGAACTAACGAAGAAAAATAGCCAGCTGATCAGTCTGTCCATTCTGGCTGAAACCAATAACCGGGAGCAGGCGCGGCTCTATGCCGAAGCAGAACAGACCAGCGCGCTGCTGAGACAACGACAACACCGGATCGAGGAACTGAAACGTGAGAACGAGGATTTACACCGCTGGGCTGATACTCCTTTGCCTGCTGACATTATCCGGCTGCGGGAACGTCCGACACTCACCGGAGGTGCAGCTTACCGTCAGTGGTTGTCCGCGAGTGACGCCGTGTCGGCTGGATCAGGCAGCGCCGCGCACTAACGGTGATCTGAACGCGTTGCTGGATGAAACGGAGGCCGCCTGGGCAGTCTGTGCAGACAAAGTGGACATGATTATTGCGTGTCAGGAGCGAAACAGTGAACAAACCACAGTCCCTGCGCCACGCCCTCAATAAAGCGGTGCCTTATGTCCGCAATAACCCGGACAAACTGCATCTGTTTGTGGATAACGGTTCGCTGGTTGCCACGGGGGCCAGCTCCATGTCATGGGAGTACCGTTACACCCTGAACGTGGTGATTGAGGATTTCAGCGGCGACCAGAATCTGCTGATGGCCCCGGTTTTGCTGTGGCTGCGGGATAACCAGCCTGATGCCATCAATAATCCGGCGTTACGGGAAAAACTATTCACCTTTGAGGTGGACATTCTGCGCAACGATGTCTGTGATATCAGCCTTAACCTGCAACTGACGGAGCGGGTGCTGGTCAGTACTGACGGCAGTGTGTCGAGCGTTGAAGCGGTAGCGGAACCCGATGAACCTGAAGAAATGTGGACGGTGAAACGTGGCTGAACTGCAGAAAGTGGACGACTGGCTGAGTGCCTTGCTGGCGAATCTGGAGCCAGCTGCAAGAAGCCGTATGATGCGGCAGCTGGCGCAGGAACTGCGCCGGACACAGCAGCAGAATATCAGGATGCAGCGCAATCCTGACGGCAGCAGCTATGAACCGCGACGGTTAACAGCACGCAGTAAAAAAGGCCGTATCAAACGTCAGATGTTTGCAAAGCTGCGCACCACAAAATACCTGAAAACTGCCGCCAGCGCCGATTCTGCCAGCGTGCAGTTTGAAGGTAAGGTACAGCGCATTGCCCGTGTTCATCACTACGGCCTGCGTGATCGCGTCAGCCGTAAAGGCCCAGAGGTACGTTACGCTGAGCGAAATTTATTAGGAGTAAATAGTAACATCAAAACATCGATAAAGGATGTTTTGATGCAATGGCTTTTATAAATTAAGCTTCATTTGACTCATTCATTGTCAAATAATTTTTGCTCTTTCAATATTTGTGTCGAAAAATTATTGCTTATTAATTTTACAAGCTTGCCGCACAAATTAAATGAATATCTAAAATAATCTAAGTCAGGGATGAGGTATTCTTTTTCTTCAGAGGATATTCCTGCCTCTAATAATTTTTTTTCATATCTTTGGTCCTTCACCCAATTATTATGGACTCCTGTGTCTCGTCTTGCTTTAATTTCAATGTATTGTTTTAAGAGATGTTCTATTTTCTTTTTGTCTAAGCATAAGAGTTTGCATAATTTATTGATGTATTCTTTGGGTGATCCAAATGTGAGACTCGCGACTCCTTCGTTGACTAGATAGTCAAAAAGTTCATCTTCAGATAATGACTTAAACACCCCATAATCACACTTAATTTTATTTAGTTTTTCTGGATTGATCCTGAAGGTCAACTTCATGATTTCAATAATGTAATCTTCAAATGCTGAAACAAGCGAACTAAAGCACAATGATGGCATATGTTTTGTTATTAAATCATGCCGTATTCCTTTATCTGAGATTTCAGGTGAATGTTTTTCCAGAAAGCATTCAAGATTTGTATAAGCCTCATAAAGCTGAGGGTTAGTTTCCTCATTGGCGTGAGAGATGGCAATGTTTTGAAATATAATTGTTCTGAATAAAATATCAGCTTTAATAAAATATGATGATGTGATTTTATCCAGGAAGAGATAATTATCGGAGTGCATATCATTTCCTCAAGGTAATGCGTCTATTGTATCAGGCTTTATACATGAATGGATTGTGGATGAATATAATCATTTTCGTCAATGATACAGGCCATGAACGCACAATTAACCGAAATCATGCGCCTTATCACCAACCTGATCCGCACAGGTGTAGTCACCGAAGTGGACCGGGAAAACTGGCTTTGCCGGGTGAAAACGGGCGACCTTGAAACCAACTGGATTAGCTGGCTGACGCTGCGTGCCGGGAATGCCCGCACATGGTGGCGACCATCGGAAGGTGAGCAGGTGGTGCTGCTGAGTCTGGGAGGCAATCTGGAAACCGCCTTTGCGTTGCCCGCTGTCTATTCGAATCAGTTCGCTCCACCGTCGACGTCGGCGGACGCTTGCGTGACAGAGCATCCTGACGGCGGCTGGTTTGAATATGAACCCGCCACCGGGCGCTGGTATGTCAGGGGCATCAAATCAATGGTCATTGAGGCCGCTGACAACATCACCATGAAAACCAGTGAGTTTGTACTGGAGGCTGACCGCACGAGCATTAACAGCGAAGTGGTGATCAATGGTGGCGTTACCCAGGGCGGCGGAGCGATGAGTTCTAACGGGATCGTGGTTGATGCGCATCAGCATACTGGCGTCCTGAAAGGCGGCGATACAACCGGAGGCCCGGTATGACGCTTTATAGCGGGATGAACAATACCAGCGGCAAAGTCATTACTGATATTGACCATCTGCGCCAGTCGGTGCGGGACATTCTGCTGACACCGCAGGGTAGCCGTATTGCCCGTCGTGAATATGGTTCCCTGCTGTCGGCACTGATAGACCAGCCACAAAATCCAGCATTACGCCTGCAGGTCATGTCGGCAGTGTATGTGGCGCTGAGTCGCTGGGAGCCACGGCTGACGCTGGATTCTATCACCATCAACAGCAACTTTGACGGTTCAATGGTGGTGGCGCTGAGCGGGCAGCGTAATAACGGTGTGCCTGTTTCCCTTTCCGTATCAACAGGAGCAGAGAATGGCAGTGATTGACCTTTCGCAGTTGCCTGCGCCGCAGATTGTGGATGTGCCGGACTTTGAGACGCTGCTTGCCGAACGCAAGGCCGAATTTGTTGCGCTTCATCCGAAAGATGAGCAGGAAGCAGTGATCCGCACGCTGGAGCTGGAATCTGAACCCGTCACTAAATTGTTGCAGGAGAACGCTTACCGTGAGTTGCTTCTGCGCCAGCGCATTAACGAAGCCGCGCAGGCGGTGATGGTGGCTTACGCGATGGGCGGCGATCTTGACCAGCTCGCTGCCAACTACAACGTGAAACGCCTGACGGTGACGACTGCTGATAATGATGCTGTGCCGCCCGTTGCAGCTGTGATGGAAAGCGATGAAGCGTTACGCCTGCGTGTGCCTGCAGCCTTTGAAGGGCTTTCTGTTGCGGGGCCAACTGCAGCTTATGAATTTCATGCCCGAAGCGCCGACGGCCGGGTGGCGGATGCCAGTGCAACCAGCCCGGCACCTGCAGAGGTGGTGCTGACTGTCCTTAGCCGCGAAGGCGATGGAACTGCAGAAAAAGACCTGCTGGACGTGGTGGAAAAAGCTCTGAACAGTGAGAACGTCCGCCCGGTGGCTGACCGTCTTACGGTTCGCAGCGCAGAAATCATCCCGTATCGCGTGGAAGCCACCATTTTTCTCTATCCGGGACCGGAAGCAGAGCCGGTAATGGCAGCGGCAAAAGCCAGCCTGCAGAAGTACATTGCCAGCCAGACGAGGCTTGGTCGGGATATTCGCCGTAGCGCCATCTTTGCTGCTCTGCATGTTGAGGGTGTTCAACGTGTGGAACTGGCTTCTCCGCTGGCGGATGTGGTCCTGAACAAAATACAGGCGGCATCATGTACGCAGTGGAGCGTAACCAACGGAGGAACGGATGAATAGTCTGCTGCCACCGGGTTCAACTTCACTGGAGCGCCGACTGGCGCAAACCTGTAGCGGGATTTCTGATTTGCAGGTGCCGCTGCGTGACTTGTGGAATCCGGCTACCTGTCCGGTCAGCTTCCTGCCTTATCTCGCCTGGGCGTTCTCTGTGGATCGCTGGGACGAGGGCTGGACAGAAAGCGTCAAACGCCAGGTAGTGAAGGATGCTTTTTATATTCATCAGCATAAAGGAACCACCAGTGCCGTGCGGCGGGTGGTGGAACCATTCGGATTCCTGATCTGCATTATTGAGTGGTGGCAGACCGGAGAAACACCGGGCACGTTTCGCCTGGATATCGGCGTGCAGGACCAGGGCATCACTGAAGATACCTATCTGGAACTTGAGCGACTGATAAGCGATGCCAAACCATGTAGCCGCCACATGATCGGCATGTCCATCAATCTGCAGACCAGCGGCCCGCATTGGGTGGGAGCCGCCAGCTATCTTGGCGAAGAAATCACGATCTATCCGTATATCAACGAAACGATTATTTCCGGTGGCACCGCGCATGAAGGCGGGGCGGTCCATGTTATTGACACAATGAGAGTGAATCCATGAGCACAAAATTTTATACCCTGCTGACGGATATTGGCGCGGCGAAACTTGCCAGCGCCGCCGCGCTCGGTGTGCCGCTAAAAATTACCCATATGGCGGTGGGCGATGGCGGCGGAGTATTGCCAACGCCGGACGCAAAGCAGACGGCACTGGTAAATGAGAAACGCCGGGCTGCGCTGAATATGCTTTATATCGACCTGCAGAACAGCAGCCAGATTATTGCTGAACAGGTGATCCCTGAAAACGAGGGCGGTTGGTGGATACGTGAAGTGGGCCTGTTTGATGAGTCAGGGGCATTGATTGCCGTGGGCAACTGCCCGGAAAGCTATAAGCCGCAACTGGCTGAAGGCAGCGGGCGCACCCAGACCGTGCGTATGGTGTTGATTACCAGCAGCACGGACAATATCACCCTGAAAATCGACCCTGCCGTAGTGCTGGCAACCCGCAAGTATGTGGATGACAAGGCACTGGAGCTGAAGGTGTACGTGGATGACCAGCTGGCAAAACACCTTGCCGCACCGGACCCGCATTCACAATATGCACAGAAAGAAAGTCCGACGTTTACCGGGACACCAAAAGCGCCAACGCCTGCGGCAGGCAATAACACCACGCAGGTTGCGACCACTGCGTTTGTTCAGGCGGCACTGACGGCTCTTATTAATGGTGCGCCAGCCACGCTGGACACACTGAAAGAAATAGCCGCAGCCATTAACAATGACCCGAAATTCAGTACCACCATTAATGATGCGCTGGCACTCAAAGCGCCGCTGTCGAGTCCTGCACTTACCGGGACGCCGACAGCCCCCACGGCGGCACAGTCGGTCAACAATACACAGATTGCCACCACGGCTTTTGTGAAATCGGCGATTGCGGCAATGGTGGGTTCTGCACCTGCTGCACTGGATACACTGAACGAACTGGCGGCGGCGCTGGGAAATGACCCGAACTTTGCCACGACAATGTTGAATGCTCTGTCAGGTAAACAACCGCTGGACAATACGCTGACTAATTTGAGTGGAAAGGATGTAGCAGGTCTTCTCACATACCTTGGTTTGGGAGAAGCGGCTAAAAGGAATGTAGGTACAGGGGCGAATCAGATACCTGATATGAGCCTGTTCGCGTCAATTAATACCGTAACGGCTGCTGCGCAAAAATTTCCGTCTGGATTAATTTTACAGTGCGGTCAGTTGAATGGTGCCCCGAATGTATCTTCAACATACGGGATGAGGTTTCCGATGACGTTCTCAAGAGTCATTGCTGTCGTAGTTACATTGAACGTTACTGGCGCGGCAGGGCAGCCGACTGTATCGGCGACAAGTGTCCAGAACACTGGATTTAATATTACGGTGTCGCCCGGTTCAGGATATGGTTCATCTGCTGATGCGTATTACATTGCAATGGGATATTAACGAAATGTCATATTTTTATTCTGCATCGACAAACGGATTTTATTCGACTGAATTTCACGGCACCAATATTCCTGATGATGCAGTGGAAATCTCGGAATCAGAGTGGAAAACACTGATTAATTCACAGAGTGTAACAAAAATGATTACCTGTGGTGAGAACGGTCACCCTGTCATTGTTGACCGTCCTTCTCCAACACCAGAACAATTAGCCTTAATAAATAATGAAAAGAAATCTGCACTGATAGCAGAGGCAACGAATGTAATAGCGCCGCTTCAGGATGCGGTTGATTTAGATATGGCAACAGATGATGAAACGAAACTGTTACTGGCATGGAAAAAATATCGCGTGCTATTGATGCGTGTTAATACTTCAACAGCACTCGATATTGAATGGCCTACGTCTCCGGCAGTTCAGGCCCGATGACATCCGGCGCGGTGCTGGTATCTGTTGCCGTCACCGCATCAATGTAATCCAGCACAGCGTTAAGCCGGGTGGTTTCTGTTTGCGACAGTTTTCGCCCGGTCTGCAATTTCAACTGAATCAGACTGATGGAAGCCATAGCAGCATCAATCAGTGACTGGCGCTGTACTTCTGCCGTTTCTACTGCGGCACCGTGTTGTGCCTCAGTATCTGTCACCCATTTCTCACCATCCCATTTATCGTATGGCGTTAACGGTGAAAGCGTGACATAACCGTCTTTGATGGCACCGATATAATCCACAGTAATAGCTGCGCCATTTTCTGTTGAGTAAACAGTCTCATTGCGATGGTCTTCTTCATGGCTCCATCCCTTGCCCGTAAATACTGCCACTTTCCCCGGAATGTTTTCGCCCGGGGCAATACCAGTGGAACAGGCGGGCATACTTACACCAGTATTAATATATTCATCAGAGCAGCCCATATACTCAGATGTTTCAGCATCATAATAAAAACAACGCATATCGCCCGGCACTGTAGCCAGCCCATTTTCATCAAAAACAGGTTTCATTATTTAGCCCTCACCAGAAAGTTAAATGCAATATTTTTTTTATGTCATGGGTGCTCTGGCTGAAATGGAACGCGAACTGATAGTTGAACGCACCAGGGCAGGGCTGGCTGCAGCTCGTGCCAAAGGCAGAGTAGGTGGACGCCGTACTAAGTTGACCACCGAACAGTGGGCACAGATTGGACGTTTACTCGAGGCCGGAGAATCAAGACAACGTATTGCACTGATTTTTGATGTGGGCGTTTCTACCATTTATAGAAAATTTCCGGCGAATAAGAGCAATTAATCGCTCTGAATCAGCATTATTTTGATTATCCCTGCAAGTAGACAAATACCCTCATTTTGTATGAATAACTGTACAACTACACTTAGCTGTTTGTCAGGCACAATCACTTCAACATAGGGCGAAGCCTAATCCAATCAGGAGGTTCGCCACTATGGCTCAGGATTACCACCACGGGGTGCGCGTTGTTGAAGTCAACGAAGGCACCCGATCCATTACCACGGAGAGCACCGCCATCGTGGGCATGGTCTGCACGGGCGATGATGCCGATGCAAAAATGTTTCCTCTTAATAAACCCGTACTGATCACTGATGTGCTGACTGCCAGCGGTAAAGCGGGTGAGTCCGGCACGCTGGCCCGTTCGCTGGATGCCATCGCTGACCAGGCAAAACCAGTGACCGTTGTTGTGCGTGTGCCGCAGGGTGAAACGGAAGAAGAAACCACGACCAATATCATCGGCGCAGTGACTGCTGAAGGTAAAAAAACAGGCATGAAAGCCCTGTTATCTGCCCAGACACAGCTCGGCGTTAAACCGCGCATTCTCGGCGTGCCAGGTCACGATAACAAAGCCGTTGCTACTGAGTTGCTGAGCGTGGCGCAAAGCCTGCGTGGGTTTGCCTACCTGTCAGCGTATGGCTGCAAGACGGTACAGGAGGCGATCACTTACCGTGAAAACTTCAGCCAGCGCGAAGGAATGCTGATCTGGCCCGACTTTACTGGCTGGGACACGGTGCTGAATGCCGAAGCAACGGCATATGCCACCGCTCGTGCGCTTGGTCTGCGTGCCAAAATTGATGAGCAGACCGGGTGGCACAAAAGCCTGTCCAACGTGGGCGTGAACGGTGTCACCGGAATTTCTGCAGATGTGTTCTGGGATCTGCAGGACCCGGCAACCGATGCAGGTCTGCTTAACCAGAACGATATCACCACGCTTATCCGCAAAGACGGTTTCCGCTTCTGGGGTTCCCGCTGTCTGGGCGATGATCCGCTCTTTGCCTTCGAAAACTACACCCGCACGGCGCAGGTGCTGATGGACACGATGGCAGAAGCACACATGTGGGCGGTGGATAAACCGCTTAACCCGTCGCTGGCCCGCGACATTATTGAAGGTATCCGCGCCAAAATGCGCAGCCTGGTCAGTCAGGGCTATCTCATTGGTGGTGATTGCTGGCTGGATGAGTCGGTGAACGACAAAGACACGCTGAAAGCCGGAAAACTCACCATCGACTATGACTACACGCCAGTGCCGCCACTTGAAAATCTGATGCTGCGCCAGCGCATCACCGATCAGTACCTGGTGAATTTCGCCAGCCAGGTCAGCGCGTAAGGGGACAACATGGCTTTACCACGCAAATTAAAACACCTGAACCTGTTTAACGACGGGAACAACTGGCAGGGGATCGTTGAGTCGCTGACGCTGCCGAAATTCACCCGCAAATATGAGAAGTATCGCGGCGGCGGAATGCCGGGTGCAGTGGATGTGGATCTGGGGCTTGATGACAGTGCTCTGGACACAGAATTTTCCATTGGTGGTACTGAACTGCTGCTGTTTAAGCAGATGGGCAAAGCCACTGTGGATGGCATCCAGCTGCGCTTTACCGGCTCTATCCAGCGTGACGATACCGGGGAAGTGCAGGCTGTGGAGCTTGTGGTGCGTGGACGTCACAAAGAAGTGGATTCCGGCGAGTGGAAGACGGGCGAAAGCAACACCACCAAAGTGACCAGTACCAACAGCTACGCGAAGCTGACCATCAATGGTGAGGTGCTCTATGAAGTGGACCTTATCAACATGGTGGAAATTGTGGATGGTGTGGACCTGATGGAAGCACACCGCAACGCACTCGGCCTCTGATCTATCTGAACGGCGAGGAATACCGCGCCAGAAACCAATTTAAAGGACAGCAAAATGAGCGATAAGCAGACTGAAAAGACCATTCAACTGGATACCCCCATCAAGCGCGGTAAAACGGAAATCACCGAAATTGTGCTGCGTAAACCGCAGTCCGGTGCGCTGCGCGGTACACGCCTGCAGGCCATTATGGATATGGATGTGAACGCGATGATGACCGTGATCCCCCGCATCTCCAGTCCGGCACTGACTGCACAGGAAATTGCAGAGATGGACCCGGCAGATCTCACTGCCATGTCGGTTGAGGTTGTCACTTTTTTGTTGAAGAAGTCGGTGCTTGCCGGTTTACCGACAGCCTGACGGTTGACGATCTGGTGGCTGATATCGCCACCATCTTTCACTGGCCGCCATCCGTTACTGACGTTATGCCGCTGACCGAAGTGCTGGAATGGCGGTATAAAGCGATTCAGAGAAGCGGGGCCAACGATGAGTGATAATAACCTGCGCCTGCAGGTCATTCTTAATGCGGTTGACAAACTCACCCGCCCATTTCGATCTGCGCAGGCCAGTTCAAGAGAACTGGCTGCTGCTGTCAAAAAATCCCGCGATGCAATAAAGCAGCTTGATCAGGCCGGGAGCAGTCTGGACAGCTTCCGAAAGCTGCAGGCAGAAAATCAGAAATTAGGCGACAGGCTGAACTATGCCCGCCAGCGTGCCAATTTGCTCAGTCAGGAACTGGGAGCGATGGGGCCGCCTTCGCAACGTCAGGTTGTCGCTCTGGGCCGTCAACGGCTGGCTGTTCAGCGCCTGGAAGAACGCCAGAAAAAGCTGCAGCAGCAGACGGCGCTTGTGCGTGCAGAACTTTATCGTGCTGGTATTTCAGCTAATGATGGCGCCAGTGCGACGGCCCGCATTACCCGTGAAACGATGCGTTATAACAGGCAGCTTTCTGAGCAGGAAGCGAGGTTACGACGTGTCGGGGAGCAACAGCGAAAAATGCACGCCGCCCGGGGGGCTTACGTCAGGCGTCTTGAGGTAAGGGATCGTATTGCAGGTGCTGGAGCCACCACCACGGCGGCAGGGCTGGCAATGGGCGCGCCAGTGATGGCGGCAGTAAAAAGCTATACCAGCATGGAAGATGCCATGAAAGGTGTGGCAAAGCAGGTCAATGGTCTGCGTGACGATAATGGCAACCGCACTGCACGTTTTTATGAAATGCAGGATGCCATCAAGGCTGCCAGCGAACAGTTGCCGATGGAAAACGGTGCTGTGGACTTCGCCGCACTGGTTGAAGGTGGTGCGCGCATGAACGTCTCAAACCCTGATGACAGCTGGGAAGACCAGAAACGTGACCTGCTGGCCTTCGCCAGTACGGCTGCGAAGGCGGCAACAGCCTTTGAGCTGCCAGCGGATGAACTGTCAGAAAGTCTGGGGAAAATCGCCCAGCTCTACAAAATACCTACCCGCAATATTGAACAGCTCGGCGATGCGCTGAACTATCTGGATGATAACGCCATGTCGAAAGGGGCGGACATCATTGATGTGATGCAACGTCTGGGCGGTGTGGCTGACCGTCTGGATTATCGTAAAGCGGCGGCACTGGGTTCCACCTTTCTGACACTGAGCGCTGCGCCGGAGGTTGCAGCCAGTGCAGCAAACGCGATGGTGCGTGAATTGTCCATTGCCACCATGCAAAGCAAGAGTTTCTTTGAAGGGATGAATCTGCTGAAACTCAATCCTGAAGTGATTGAAAAGCAGATGACGAAGGATGCGATGGGAACGATCCAGCGTGTGCTGGAGAAGGTGAACGCACTGCCGCAGGACAAGCGTCTGTCTGCCATGACCATGTTGTTTGGTAAAGAGTTTGGCGATGACGCAGCGAAACTGGCAAACAACCTGCCGGAACTGCAGCGCCAGTTAAAACTGACAGCGGGCAATGATGCGCTCGGCTCCATGCAGAAAGAATCCGACATTAACAAGGATTCACTTTCTGCGCAGTGGTTGCTGGTCAAAACCACTGCGCAGAATACCTTCAGCAGCCTGGGCGAAACGCTGCGCCAGCCGCTGATGGATATTCTGTACACGGTGAAAAGCGTCACGGGGGCGTTGCGTCGCTGGGTGGAAGCTAACCCGGAACTGACGGGCACACTGATGAAAGTAGCAGCGGTTGTGGCTGCCGTTACCGTGGGCCTCGGCACCCTGGCTGTGGTGTTGGCTGCAGTGCTGGGGCCGCTGGCAGTGATCCGTCTGGGATTCTCTGTGCTGGGTATCAAAACGTTACCTTCCGTTACGGCAGCAGTAACACGAACCAGCAGCGCGTTGTCCTGGCTGGCTGGCGCTCCACTGGCAGTGCTGCGACGCGGGCTTGCTTCATCGGGTAACGCAGCGGGTTTACTTACTGCGCCGTTGTCGTCTTTGCGCCGTATGGCATCACTGACGGGAAATGTCCTGAAAACTGTAGCAGGTGCGCCGGTTGCACTATTGCGGTCCGGTTTATCCGCTTTACGTGCTGTTGCTGTGATGTTTATGAATCCTCTGGCGGTACTGCGCGGTGGACTGGCTGCCGCAGGCGCGGTGCTTCGTGTGCTGGCATCTGGTCCGCTGGCGATGCTGCGCGTTGCCCTGTATGCCGTATCTGGTCTGTTAGGTGCTCTGCTCAGTCCGATAGGTCTTGTGGTTACTGCACTGACGGGTGTGGCGCTGGTTGTCTGGAAATACTGGCAACCCATCACCGCATTTCTCGGTGGCGTGGTGGAAGGATTCAAAGCGGCGGCAGGTCCCATCAGTGCAGCATTCGAACCACTTAAGCCTGTGTTTCAGTGGATTGGCGACAAAGTGCAGGCGCTGTGGGGCTGGTTTACTGATCTGCTGACGCCCGTTAAGTCGACCTCTGCTGAACTGCAGAGCGCAGCGGCAATGGGGCAACGATTCGGGGAGGCACTGGCGGAAGGACTGAATATGGTCATGCATCCGCTGGACTCCCTGAAATCCGGCGTATCCTGGTTGCTGGAAAAACTCGGCATTGTCAGTAAAGAGGCCGCAAAGGCAAAACTGCCGGAAAGCGTGACGCGTCAGCAACCTGCGACGGTGAATGCAGACGGCAAAGTGATGATACCATCGGGTGGTTTTCCGTCATGGGGATATGGCTTTGCGGGGATGTATGACAGCGGCGGCTATATCCCGCGCGGGCAGTTTGGCATCGTCGGTGAAAACGGGCCTGAAATTATCAACGGCCCGGCAAATGTGACCAGCCGGAAAAATACAGCTGCACTGGCTGCCGTTGTTGCCGGAATGATGGGCGTTGCTGCCGCGCCTGCAGAGCTTCCACCGTTACATCCTTTGGCACTTCCCGCGAAAGGCGGCGAAGCGATGGTGAGTCGTGCAGCCACTGTGCCGCCCGTTCAACGGATTGAGGCACCGACGCAGATCATCATTCAGACGCAGCCAGGACAAAGTGCGCAGGATATTGCGCGGGAGGTGGCCCGCCAGCTTGATGAACGTGAACGCAGGCTGAAGGCAAAAGCCAGGAGTAACTACAGCGATCAGGGGGGATACGACGCATGATGATGGTGCTGGGATTGTACGTGTTTATGCTGCGCACCGTGCCGTATCAGGAACTGCAGTATCAACGCAGCTGGCGACATGCGGCAAACAGCCGGGTAAACCGTCGTCCGTCCACGCAGTTTCTGGGACCGGAAAACGATATGCTGACGCTTTCCGGTGTTCTTATGCCGGAGATAACAGGCGGCAGGCTGTCGTTGCTGGCACTGGAGCAGATGGCAGAACAGGGGAAAGCATGGCCCCTGATTGAAGGCAGCGGCACGATTTACGGCATGTATGTGATTGAGGGACTGAATCAGACTAAAACGGAGTTTTTCCGCGACGGTATGCCGCGCCGGATTGAGTTCACCCTGTCGCTAAAACGGGTGGATGAATCCCTGTCCGATATGTTCGGTGATCTCAGTACTCAACTGAATAATCTGCAGGACACGGCAACGTCTGCTTTAAGCGATATCAGTAAAACGGTGGGAGGGCTGCTGTCGTGAATTTCAGCTCTGAACTGCTTAACAAAGGCAACAAAACTCCGGCATTCAGCATCAGTGTTGAGGGCAGGGATATCACCACTGTGCTGGACAACCGCCTGATGGGGCTTACGCTGACGGATAACCGGGGCTTTGAAGCGGACCAGCTTGATCTGGAGCTGGACGACGCTGATGGAAAAATCGTGCTGCCGCGCCGTGGTGCGGTCATTACGCTGGCGCTGGGCTGGAAGGGACAGCCGCTTTTCCCGAAAGGGGCATTCACGGTGGACGAGATTGAACACACTGGCGCACCGGACCGCCTGACCATCCGGGCGCGAAGTGCTGATTTTCGGGAAACGCTGAATACCCGCCGTGAAAAATCGTGGCACAAGACCACGGTCGGGGAAGTGGTGAAGGAAATAGCTGCGCGGCACAAACTGAAGATGGCACTGGGTAAAGACCTGTCGGATAAGCCCGTGGAACATATAGACCAGACCAATGAGAGTGACGGCAGTTTTCTGATGCGGCTGGCGCGCCAGTACGGTGCTATTGCGTCGGTGAAAAATGGCAATCTGTTATTCATCCGGCAGGGACAGGGCAAAAGCGCCAGCGGTAAACCTCTGCCGGTGATCACTATCACACGCAAGGACGGCGACAGTCACCGCTTTACCCTGGCAGATCGCGGAGCCTATACGGGCGTAATTGCCAGTTGGTTGCATACCCGCGAACCCGCGAACCCGCGAAGAAAGAAAGCACCACGGTGAAGCGTAAGCGCAGGACCGCAAAGCAGAAGAAAGAGCCGGAAGCGAAGCAGGGCGATTACCTGGTGGGTACGGATGAAAACGTGCTGGTACTTAATCGCACTTATGCCAACCGGAGCAACGCCGAACGGGCAGCGAAAATGCAGTGGGAACGCCTGCAACGCGGCGTTGCATCATTCTCGCTACAACCGGCGGAAGGGCGGGCAGATCTCTACACAGAAATGCCTGTGAAGGTCAGTGGCTTTAAACAGCCGATAGATGATGCGGAATGGACCATTACGACTCTGACGCATACCGTCAGCCCGGATAACGGTTTTACGACCAGTCTGGAGCTTGAAGTGAGGATTGATGATTTCGAAATGGAATGATTCTTCGCAATGGAGAACTTTTAAGTTTGCAAAATGGAATGATGCGGTATCATTATTGTGAATTTAGCAAAAATGGGGAGAACTCGAAAAATGATGATTTGCCCACTGTGCGGAAGTGCCGCCCATACTCGCAGCAGTTTTCAGGTATCTTCATTGACCAAAGAGCGTTACAACCAGTGCCAGAACATTAACTGCAGCCATACTTTTGTTACCCATGAAACTTTTGTTCGTTCGATTGCAACGCCAAAAGAGTCAAATCCGGTTCAGCCGCATCCAATGAAATCAGGACAGGTGGCGCTCTCTCTTTGACGCTGCCGCCATTTTGTCGCCATCGTTAAAAAACAGTGCTTCTAACGTCATGATTTTAAACGGCATAAATTTCAGGCAACAAAAAACCCATCAACCTTGAACCGAAATGGCGGGGTTGATGGGCTCCACAAAATGGGGACATCAAAGAAAAGCAGTGGCA